GGAGGAGCAGCACAACAATCATTGGCACCAGGAGATGGTTGTGATTATCAATCATTCACAAAGTGTCTAGATTATCCTTGGCCTGGCGCTTGGCAATCTGGAACTGGTGGTAATACACATTGTAGAAACTTTTGTTTTGATTTCCCATACGCTGAATTACCTTTTCAAGTTAACCATGGTCATCCTAATTACCCATATAATATTGGAGGTATTACTCTTCATGGACCTAGAGTAGGTGGAGTTGGTGGTGATGGTAGTACTCATCCTTGGTTAGCAACTGACACCGCACCTGGTAGACCAAATGGATATAGACAATCTGTTGTATTGGCAAAAACACTAGTTGGTTTTGATTATGTTACCGGTGATACTAATTATAAATTACAAGCTGGGCATAATTATCAATTACAAATTACTTTTGATGCCGGTACACTAACGGGTGGAGGTCCTCATGTAGATTTTGGACAAGAAGGTTATGGTTCTGGTCCTAATCAATCTAAGTTATGGATAAACACAGGGCATAATGCCGATCCTGCTTGTTATACTAATAGTTCTATTTATGCATCTACACATACAAATCAATATGGAAAACAACTTCCTCATAGACATATAGTAAACGGTGTTTATAATGGTTTTTATGGGGGACTTCCCACAAATCCTATACAAAGAGATTGGGCGTTTTATAATTTAGGTGGTGGATGTCCAGTGATGGTAACTTTTCCTTCTTGGTATCTGCATCCCCACAACACCAACTCATATACATGGACGTATAATTTTACAGCTATAGGTCCTACAGGAAATGATCCTACTGGTAGTGATAGATTGAATATAGAACAATTAGTTATAGAATACGAAACATACTGTGAATCTTGGATTCAAATATCTAATATATGTATTATAGAAGGAATATAAGTTTAAGTAATCTTCCGGGAAATAATGGTAATACTACAAGTTCTACATATTAAAAATAAAAAAATAAATAAAAATGATTTTATCTATATATAAATTTAAATTATATTATCCTAATGGCGACTCTGAGTATAGTGGGGGTGACGAGGGTGGTGCAAAAGAATCAGATCCATCATCTGATCCTGGTACTAGTACTCCAACGGGTACTCCAACTAGTGGTTATGGAGGATCTATATTAGAATCTAATACTATAGCAGGTAATATTAGAAAAACACAGTCTACATCTAAAAAAGAAGTAAAGCCAGAAATATATTATTTTTTAGCAAGTGGTAGTAATTTAATATCACAAAGTGGAGAAACAAAAAATATAAAAATAAAAGGAACTCCTGGTGTTATTTTTTCTATAACTATAGAAGATAGTTCTGGTTGTAGTATATTAAAAAAAGATATTCAAAATGCAACTATACCAGATTTTGGAGTTTATCAATTTGATCAAACTTTTCCATCTATACATGTTGGTGTGGGTACTAGAAAAGTATCAAAAAGTAGAGAAACTTATACAATTAAATTAACTCCAGCTGCTGATGTAGTTTTTCCATATAATATTGATGAAGAGATTGTTATAAATCAATACGCCGATCCTGTTGTTACACTTACAAAAACAACATCACAAACAACTCCAGCTATATCAGTTTCTGGTAGTGATATAACAAAAACAGGTACTGTTGGTTCAAAAGGTAGAGATATTCCAGGTTATTCGTCAACGGCTTATACATTAACAATAACAGCGGCGGAAGGAGAAGAAGATAGTGGCACTTGGTATGTAAAAAATGATAAATTAAATTTTAATGATAGAATATCAACTAACACTGTTATAAAAAAGAAAATAGATAGATGTGGTGGTACTGGTAAGATAAGAACTTTAACATTAGATCCTTTAACAACTAGAACTGAAAGTGCTGTAGAAACAGATGGGCAGTATAAAATTGATGGTGTAGTTCAATCTAACGCAACAATAGCAACGGGAGATTTACAAGCTGGCATGAGGTTGTACGCTAAAGTTGAAAAAACAAAAACAGTTGTAGCTAGTTTAGATAGTGACAATAATGTTTTAGATTTTGAAACATGTAAAAACAAAGAAACACATAGAATAAAACTTAGTGACACTAATGATTTAGTTGAAGATATGGCTGTTATTTTAGATGGTAGAAATATAGGTAAAATAGAATCTGTTGTTTGTGATAAAACTATAGAAATTTCATCTAAAGTATATATAACTAGAAACACTTCTTTAATATTTAGAAATATTTGGCGTAGTGCTATTAGTAGTGTTATAGATAATATTAATAGTAAAGGTCAAGCTACAGTTGGTTTAATATCAGCTGTTGATATACCGCATCATACGGAAATAGAGTTTGATGATAACGCTAATGTTGTTAGTGGTGATATAAAACATAGTGGTAGTGGTACAGACACTATAACTCTTAACACAACATTTAACGTAGAAAAATTTGGTTACAAAGATGTTACATACACTTTAGATTTAGATGAGTTTATAACAAGAACACCAAACGCTTACGATAGAAGAATAACAACGGCAAAAGAAACAGCTATAACAATAAATTTAGCAGAAAGTGATTATGACTCTAACGCTACTAGCAAAACGATAACAGTAGCAAGTCCTATAGTAAAACCTGGAAACGGTGAAGTAACAAAAGCGTCTAGTCCACCAAGACTTACATATACACCTGCTAAAGGTTTTACAGGTGAAGATTTCTTTACGTATACAATACGTGATAGCGCAAACACTAGTGAAGAAAAAACAGTTTTTATAACAGTAAAATAATAAATTATGCATTTAACATGGTCAACAGGTGATCCAGTAGTTCAATTAACATTTTTATACGAATTAAACGTATCGGTTCAAATTGGTGACGTTGCTTACTTTTCTAATTCTACACCTGTAGGTAGTGTAGGTAATCCATTGAACAATGGAGAACAGTGGGCGGCTACATCAACACCACATATGACATCTAGCCAATCAGATATTAAAATGATTGGAGAAATAGTTAGTATAGGACAGTGGAACGGTACGTTTAGTACTATAGTATGTAATATGCCTCAAGATTTGTATAATGACTATTATATTGAATTAACACCACCTAACGAACCTTTTATTATGTTTAGTAAAGATAACAAAGCTAATTTAAGTAGTTTATTGGGTTATTATGCTAAAGTTGAATTTAAAAATAATTCCACTGACGAAGCAGAATTATTTAGTATTGGCTCGGAGGTATTTGAAAGTAGTAAATAAAACACAAAAACTGTGATTATAAATAGATATAAAATAATAAAAACGAAAAGATATGAGTAAATCACCCTTAAAATTCGTAGATCCGTTTTCAATGATGGCTATAGGTTCGGTTGTAGGTGGAGTAGCATCTTTAGCTAAACTTGGTATGTCTTTATCTGGCGCAGGTAAAAGAAGAGATGAGCAAAGAGCTGCTAGAAAGGAAATGCAAAAAATGAAAGATAGATATGAAAAATTAGATACTAGTAATTTATATGCTAATGTTAGTAATCAATTTGAAAACATGGAAAATGCTTTTGAAGATCTTACTGTTAATAAGCAACAAGCAGAGTTTGAAAGAAATATGGCTCAACAACAACAGGCAAATATAATGCAACAAATGGGTGGTGCTGCAGGTGCTTCTGGTATTGCGTCTTTAGCTCAAGCTATGGCTAATCAAGGTTTAATACAAGCACAACGTGCTGGAGCTTCTATTGGCGCACAAGAAAGTCAAATAGGTATAAGAAGAGCAGCTGAAGCTAGTAGATTACAAACATTAGAAAGAAGAGGTGAGCAAATAGCAGAAACACAAAGATTACAAGGTGCTGAAACAGCTAGAACTTTAGAATGGGGTAAAACAAGTACACTATTTGGTATGTCACAAGAAAGACTTGCTGGTGCTAACGAAGCTATAAGACAAGCTAAAGAACAGCAATTAGCTGCGGTTGGCGATATAGCTAATACAGGTGTTAATATGATGTCAGCATTTTCAGGAGGACCAAGTAGACGTAGGAATAATACAGGATCAAATATTAGTAACACTATATTTAATGAACAAGGAAGTCCTATGTCACCAAACGTTGATTACGATCCAGATTACGAAACTGGTGATAGTTTGGTTTGGGATCCTGATAACCAAACCTTTATTAAATAATAAAATCAGATAATTATGGCAAAATATACAGCAGATCAATCTTTAATACGAGGCGCGGGTAAAGTCGCTCAAAGCTTAAGACCTATAAGTTTAGAAGGTTTAGACCCTGTAATTGAAAAAGGGGAAGAGATTTTTGAAAAAGGTTTAGCTATAAAAAAATCTGTAGAAGCTACTTTAGAAGCAGCTACTAGTAATGCTATTATGACAGCTGGTGCTTTGGGTGATGAATTTTATAATTATACAACAGACAAAGTAAACGGTTGGAAAGATATGTATTGGCAAGGCATCAGAACAGGTGGTACTGAAGGAGAGAAAATGAAAATGGATGCCATGATGCAAATGCAAAACTGGAGTACATTTGTGAAAAACCACAGCAAATGGAATTTAGATTATTCAGATGCGTATAAAAATGGAGAATTTTCTAATAACATGAGTACTCAAGATCGGGATATTGTTGGGAAAATAATAAACAAAGATTATACATTAGGTGAAAATAATGAGGGTGAAGTAGTGTTTAATATAGAGTTAGAAACTGGTGAAAAAATACAAGTTACAGAAGCTGAATATGAAAATCTTTTTCAACCTAAAAACTTTACAGTAGACGTGGCATATTCAGAAATTAAAAGTCAATGGATGGATGTTGAAACTTTTCAATACGAAGATGTTCGCGGAGCATTTATGCGAAGCATGCCAACAAATCCAAAAGAATTTGGAGCATCGATGGCTGATGGTGTTTTAGGAAAGAGTTTAGGAGATATGTTAGGAAGTTCTAAAAGTTTAGATAACGAAATTTTAGCGGCTATAGCTGGTGAAGATTTTATGAAAACAATTGGAAATAAAGATCTTGTGTTAGATCCAGGTGAAAAAGCCGCTTTTATTGACGCTATTGTAAATACAGATAATCCATTGTATAATTTAGAAGTATCCAGAAGTATTTACGCCGAACAGCTTACTAATGCTGTACAAAATTCTCACGAAGAATATTGGGAGAAGAAATATGATGATTACGATAAAAAGCATAAGCTTGGTAAGTATGCAAAAACTGATGATACATCTCCTTTTGGTAAAGAAGGTAGAGTGGTTCACGGTGCACGTAGAAATCCCGAAGAATTAAATTCAAAAAGACAACAAATATTAAATAATCAAAGTTTTTGGGGCTTTGAAAAACCTGGTGGAAAACAGGGGTATTACTATCTTTGGGATGATGATGATCAAAAGTATTGGCTTGTTGAGGGTCCAAATCAAACACCAGATAAAGATAACGATCCTTTCGCTACTCAATGGGATGTTTTGGGTTATGAAGGCGTAAAGCTTGCAGACGATAATTCAAACATGTTTATGAGTGTAGATGAAGTTATAGAAAAGGACCAAAAGAAGAAAAAAGATAAATTAAAAATAAAAATGGATGATCCTAATAAATTTGCACCTACAGGAGGACCTTCAGCTTTTGCTAAAAACATCAAATCAATATATAATTTAGAAGATTATAATATTAAGATTGAAAAAACAGATACACAATTATGGGGATTGGCTGGAGGAGAACAAACTGGTATTACTATTTATCCAAAAGGCTCATCAACAGCATCAGTATCATTTAACGTTTGGTCAGATAGCGAAAATCCAAGTTACGAAGATATGACCAAAGCGATGAATAAGTTTAATGCCTTCTTAGATAAAAACAAAATTACAAAACTTTAATTAATATGCCGAATTATATACATGTTGATGGTGATATATATTCTGAAGAAGAGATTATTGAAGCCGCTGAAGAATTAGGATATACATTAGAAGAGTATTTAAATAAAGCTCCAATAAAACTTATGGATGAAACTGAAGATGACACAGGTGAACAACAGTTCACTACAAGTTATGATCCAGGAAATCCACTAGGTTCTATATGGAAAATAGGTGGTGAGTATATTGATGCTATAACTACAGGTTGGGAAACTGGTAGAACTAATGAAGAAAATCTAGAAATATTTAAAGGTAGTACATCTCTTGATGATATTGAAGCTATGATTGTCGCTGGTGATAAATTAAATAATTTACCACAAGGGGAGAGAATGAAAAGATTTCAAAAGAAAGTAGAAGAAGATGGTGGTGGATTTTTTGCTGCATTAAGAGCTTTAGTTTTTGAAGATCCTATATTAGCGTCACAAATAGCAACACAATCAATGTCTATGATGCTTGGTGCTCTATATGATTCTGGTGCAGATGTTTTAGAAGGTAAAACTGGAGACGCTTTAGGTTATGTTGGTGCTGGAGCTGGAGTTGGAGCTTTAACTTTTGGTACTTTAGGTTCTATAGCTCCTGGTATTGGTAATTTAATAGGTGCTGGTACTGGTGCTATAGCTGGTTCTTTAGGTGGTTTATCAACCGCTATGGAACATGGTTTAACCTTTGCTGAGTTGTTAAAAGAAGAAATGGAAAAAGATGGTAAAGAGTGGAATAAAGAATCTATTAAACAATGGTTAGAAGAAGGAGATAATTACCAAAAAGTAAAAAATAGAGCACTAAGAAGAGGTTTAACTATAGGCGCTATAGATATGTTATCTGGTGGTTTAGCTGGTGTAGCTACAACAAAAACAGTTAAAGCATTAGCAAAAACAAGTTTAAAAGCTGGAACTAGAGGAGTGGCAGCAGCGGGAGTAGGTATAGGTACTGAAGGAGCATTTGGTGGTGTTGGTGAATTTTTTGGACAAAAAGCAGCTGATCAAGAATATGATGCATCGGAAATAATAATGGAGGCGTTTGCTCAAACCCCAGGAGCAGTAGCAACATCATTATATCGAGCATTTGAAAAACGTAAATATAAAATAGGTACAGAAACTCTTAGTGAAGAAAAGTTTAAAAAAGAAATAGAAGCTATGGATGATATAACTATAGCTATGGCTGATATTACTATTGAAAATGATGATGTTTTTGCTGCTGAGGTTTACGAAAGACAAAACAAAGCTATAATTGATTCTCAAATTGATCATAGAATAACAGATCAAAATGATAGAGAAAAATTAATTGATCTTGAAATACAAAGAACAAAAGCTCAAGCTGATGTTAAAAAAGAAGGTAGTCAAAAAGTTCCAAAAGCAAAAGAAACTTTAGAAAGTATTGAAAACGAAATAGAAAGTATTGTTAATAAATACGAAGGTGCTAAATCTACAGAATTACTTTTACAAGAAGAAGATAGTGCTGCTAAAAGAGTTGCTCTAGCTGTTGGTAAAAAAAGATTAAAAGGCACAATTGAATTTGCTGAAAAAGCAGCTAAAGCATTAGGTATGGAATATGTTGATGCTGGAGAAACTGCTAAATCTTTTCTTGAAAAATATAAAGAAGTAGTTGGTGCATTAAACGCTTCTCAAGAAGATAAAACTGATGATCAGATACTAATGTCTGATGGATTAATAGTTAAAGGCGATGATGGTAGAAGTGTTGTTTTAATAAACAAAGAAAGAGCTGCGTTAACAGGTGCTATTAGTGTCGGTTCACACGAAGTACTACATGCTGTTTTAAATAAACATTTAAAAGGTCTTGATCCTAATGCGAGAAAAGAATTAGTAGCTAGTTTTAAGGACACGTTAAAAAATAATCTTGATTCAAAAGCTTATAAAGCTATTGAAGATAGAATGAACTTTTATAAGAAAAAATTAGGAGATAAAATTGATCTTGAAACAACTGATGAATGGTTTACAGCTTTTTCAGATGCTATAGTAAAAGGTGAAATTAAATATAGCGAAGGTATTGGCCAAAAAATAATAGATTTTATAACACCTATGTTACGAGCTATGGGTTTTAAAAAAATAAAATTTAACGACGGTAAACAAGCTTTTGATTTTATTAAAGAATATAGTAGAAATGCTAGAAAAGGTAATCTAGTTGCTGGTGTATCTGATTTTGCTGGTAAAATAGATATGGAAGGACCAGCGTTATCTATTACAGAGCAAAATAAAGTATTTACACCTCAAGATACAGCTGAAGAATCTTTATCTGATTTAGTTGATAAAGTAAACGAAGCATATAAAGCTGATACATCGGAAGATAAATCAACAGCTGGATTTGAAATAGCTATGATGTACGAAGGTCAAGCTAACTCTATACTTAATAGATATATAGAGACAGCAGACCTAACTGAAGACCAAAAAAATATTTTAGAAAGTAAAAGAGAAGATATAGTGTCGATGCTTTTATATGATAAGATTCCTACACAAAAAGCTGAATCTAAACATAGAACTGCTTTAGGATTAGTTCAAGACTTTAGAAAAGAAAAACACAAGTATGAAAACGTTGCCGCTTATCTTAATCAATTTTTAAAAGAAAGAGCAAAAGAAGTATTTAAATACTTTTTACCAGAAGCTTTTGTAAAATCTACAGCTGAAGAAACCATAAGTAAAAAAGTTTCTAAAAAAATAGCTACACAAACAGCTGATATGACTGTAGATAAGAAAGACAAACCTTTACCAAAAGTAGAAAGACAAAGAGAATTAGAAAAACTAGCTGATATAACTATTGAAAGTAAAGAACAATTTATACAAGATTTAAAAGAAGATATACTTCAGGTTATAGAATTAAATCCAGCTAATGTAAACAATGTTATAAAACAACTTATAAAAGGTGGTATCAACAAAAAAGTAATGGATATGATGGGTAAAGTATCTAAAGTTACTGGAGTTAGTGAACAGTATAAAGTTTTCCATGATACTCATTTTGATTTTATACAAAAATCTATACCAACATCTGAAATAAAAAAGAGATATGGTAAACTTTTTCAAATAATAAACACAGGTAAAAGAGATGCAACACCACAAGGTAATGATATATTTATAATAAAACCAATACCTAGAGCTCAATTTGGTGCTTATTTTACTGTTGGTCCAGCTGGTAGATTAATTGAAAGAAAAAGAAGTTTAGCTCAAGTTTTAACCAAAGGACTTATAACAAAAGTTGCTAATGATCTTACTATAGAAAACTCTAATAATCCAGACGCTGTATTTAAAGCTAGTTTGGAAAATATATTACAAGAGTTTGATAAACAAAGAGGTGAATTAGCAAAGCAAGATCAAGTTAGCTTATCTTTAAGTGTAGAAAAAAGTATTAATATTATAGAAGAACTAGCAAACATAGCTAATGAAAAAGGTATAGAAGCTTATGAAAAATCTAAAGAGTTAAATTACGCAAAAGAATACCATCCTCAACTCGTTAAAATTGTAGATAGATTAGTATACGAAAATCCAGAAGCTGTTGATGGTGCAAAAGGATTTATTAAAGAAATGGAAAGATTGGGTATTCCGGAAGAATTATCAAAACCAATAGCTGAAAAACAATTACAATGGTCTTCAGAAAAAATAGGACCAAATACAGATTTACAAAAAAATTACGAAGAAAGCATAAACAAAGTACAAGAATATATACCTGGCGTAATATTTGAAGCAGCTGGATTTGATTGGATGGGTTATAAAGATCAAGGAAGAGGAGTGCAACCGTTAACCGCTGATCAGAAGAAACAAAAAGTAGCTAAAAACAAATACCAAGAGATAGAAGGAGCTAAATATTCTACAGAAGAAACTAGAAAAGCTTATAACGAGTTTATAGTTCACAAAGATAGTTTACGTAAACAAGTTAAAACAAAGTCTTGGTTTAAAGATGTTGTTTGGAATGGTATTTTAGCAGCTGATATTAGCGTGCAAGAAAGAAAGCAAAAACTTGGTGCGGCGTACAACGATATGTTAAACATTAATAAAGCTAATATGGCTTTATTAAAATACTTAGCGCTTAAACTAAATGTGTTGCATAAAGCTGGAGTTATAGACAGTAAGTATCTTTATGTAATGGGTCAACTACAAACAAATATTATAGAAGGTTTTAGAGCATTTAGTACTATTAAAGGTTTATATCTCGCTGAAGGAAAAGGTAAAATTGTAGGTATGATGTCTCCTAGAGCTATTACTAAAAATACAAAAGCTGTAAAAGATTTAGTTAATAATGAAAATATAAGTGAAGAAAATGCTTTGTTACGAGTTAGAAACGAAGCTAAACAAGAGTATAGAGATAGTTGGAAAGATTGTATAGAGTATAAGGAAAGATATAATGCTAACAAAAAAGATCCTAAATACAAAAGAAACGCTGTTGATAAAAATGGTAATCCAAAATATTTAACAGATCAAGATCATATAATAGCGTTAGAATTAGCTACTATCCATGATTTAAACTATAAAAACGAGCACATGGGACCTAATGCTTTGACTATGGCTGAGTTGATGAACACTATAATAACTAGTGATATAAAAACAATAGCCCAAGCTGAAGCTATATTCTCTGATCACGAAACACTTTGGGCTCCAAATTATATTACTGATATAATGGATAAAGTTGGTGGTAAGGTAACTACAGAAGGTAGATATAGAATTAAATTTTTACCTAAAGGAAAAATGAAAAATGCTATTGATATAAGTGGTGATCCAATGACAAAAGTTATAGCCAGAGAAGATGTTGCTTCATTATCAATAACACAAGAAGATGTTAACAATCACAATATAGCTTTAAAAGCTGAAAAAGTAAGTCTTTCTATTACTGATAAAAAAGGTATAAGTATATGGGATTTCGATGACACGTTAGCTAGAACAAACTCTAAGATATTATATACCACTCCAGATGGTAAAAAAGGTAAATTAAACGCCGAACAATATGCTAGAGATTATGTTGAGTTAGCTGCTAAAGGTTATATATTTGATTTTTCTGAGTTTAATAAAGTTGTTCAAGGTAGAGAAGGTCCTTTCTTTAAAAAAGCTTTAGAAAGAGCAAAAAAGTTTGGAACTAAAAATCAATTTATATTAACAGCTCGTCCACCAGAATCTCAATTAGCAATACATGAGTTTTTAAAAGGGCTTGGTTTAAATATACCTTTACAAAATATAACTGGATTAGCTAATTCAACATCTGAAGCTAAAGCTTTATGGATAACAGAAAAAGTTTCTGAAGGTTATAATGATATATATTTTGCTGACGATGCTTTACAAAACGTTCAAGCGGTTCAAAATGTATTAGATCAATTTGATGTTAAATCTAAAGTTCAATTAGCCAAAGAACAAACTAAATTAAGTTTAAGTGATGATCTTAATAAAATAATAGAACTCAACGAAGGTATAGACGCTACAACTAAAATTTCTGGAGCACAAGCTAGATTACAAGGTGCTCAAAGAACTAAAAATTTAGGTGATAGATTTTTTAACACAGCTGGTTCTAATGATTTTATGGGTCTTATGTATGTTATAGCTAATGCTAAAGGTAAACTTGGTGAACAACAAATTAAGTTTTTTGAAGATAATTTATATAAACCATATAGAAAAGGTGTTCAAAGAATTAATAATATTAAACAAAATATAGCTGATAATTATAAAACGTTATTAAAATCTAAAGAAGGTGTAAGGTCAAAATTAAGATCAGTGGTTCCTGGAACAAACTTTACGCACGATGCTGCTGTAAGAGTTTATTTATGGGAAAAATCTGGATTTGAAACACCAGATATTAGCCCACAAGAAAAACAAAAACTAATTAAAGCTGTATTAGAAGATAATCAATTAAGAGATTTCGCTGATCAACTAGGTGTTATTTCTTTACAACCTGAAGGTTATACTAAACCTGGAGAAAATTGGGCTGCAGAAACAATATTATCTGATTTAGATCACGTTACTGAAAAAGTTGCTAGAAAAGTATACTTACAAGAATTTTTAAATAATAAAGATATTGTTTTTAGTAAAGAAAATTTAAATAAGTTAGAAGCTGTTTATGGACCTGAGTTTGTCGAGGCACTAAAAGATATGTTATATCGTATGGAAAACGGTAATAACAGACCAACAGGACAAAATGGACAAGTTAATAAATGGTTAAATTGGGTTAGTAATTCCATTGGTGCTATTATGTTTTTTAACACAAGATCAGCGTTACTACAAACTTTATCTACAGCAAACTTTATAAACTGGGGAGATAACAATCCTATAAAAGCGGCTATGGCATTAGCTAACTTCCCTAGATTTATAAAAGATTTTACAATGATATTTAATTCTGATTTTTTAAGACAAAGAAGAGGTGGTTTAAAATTAGATGTTAACGAAGCTGCTTTAGCTAACGCGGTTGCTGGAAAGAAAAATAAACCAAAAGCTATGATAGCTTATTTGTTAAAAATTGGTTTTTTACCTACACAGATTGCAGATAGTTTCGCTATTGCAGCGGGTGGTGCTACTTTTTATAGAAATAGAGTAAACACATATAAAAAACAAGGTTTATCACAACAACAAGCAGAAGCTAAAGCTTTTGAAGATATGGTAGATTCTTCTGAACCTGTTCAGCAATCAGCAGATCCATCTTTAATATCAAAAGAACAAGCTAGTATACTAGGTAGAGTAGTTTTAGCTTTTCAAAATGTTACCATGCAATATTCTAGGCGTATGAAAAAGTCTGTTATTGATATAGCAAAGGGTAGGGGTGATTTAAAAACTAATATATCAAGAATAGTATACTATGGCGCTGTTCAAAACTTTGTATTTAACGCTTTACAATCAGCATTATTTGCTTTAGCTTTTGATGATGAAGATGAAGATGATAAAAAGAAAAACAAAAGAACAGTTAGAGTGGCTAACGGTATGGTGGATTCTATATTAAGAGGTTTAGGTGTAACTGGAGCGGTTGTAGCTACAGCTAAAAATACTATAATGGAGTATCAAAAACAAAGAACTAAAGGTTACAACGAAAATCAAACGTATACATTGTTGCAAATGTTAAATATATCTCCACCTATAGGTTCTAAAGCTAGAAAAATATATTCATCTTTTCAAACAGAAAAGTTTAATAGAAAAGTTATACCAGAAATGTCAATGTATGATATTAGCAATCCAAGATGGCAGTCTATCGGTAGTGTTGTTGAAGGTATAACAAACATACCAATGAGTAGGGTTATAAATAAAATAAATAATATTAAGCAATCTATGGATGAAGATAACGCTGCTTGGCAAAGAATTGCTTTAATACTCGGTTGGAATACTTGGGATTTGGGTGTTACCGATAGTGATGTATTAAAAATAAAAGAAGAAGTAAAAAAGAATCAAAAAAGTAATCAAAAGAATTCAGGCTACAAATCAATAAACCCATTTAGTTCAAAAAGAAACAAATCTAACAACAAGCAAGCAAACCCATTCTCAAAATAATAGTAAACATTTACAAATACAAGTGATTATAAACAAAATATGATATGGTGAAAAAACTAATAATATTAATACTATTAATATCAAACTTTGCAACAGCGCAAACGTATGATATAGATGATGTAAAAAAACTTTTAAAGTTTTCTACGTTTTATGCAGCGGTAAATGGTGGTACATCATTATCTGATGTTAACGTTTTTTCTGTAGACAATGGCCTGTCTACACAAACTATATCAACCCCTTATGATTATAACTTTACTGTAGGTTTAAGGAAGATAGCTAGATTTGGATATGAGAATAAAGCGAAAACGTTTTATGATGGAACGGAATCTAACTATAGTGATGCAGCTACTGTTGGTAAAGTACGAGGGGTTGAATATTTATTTGAAATAGATTATAAAAGACAAGAAGGCGTAGATTATATGGATCAACATCATTTTATTAGGTATAGTTCTGATGATGATTGTGACGATCCACTATGTGTAAATTATTTTGCTTTAAAGTTAGAATATTTACAAGATGGTTTTGCTGATATAGAGTATTTTGAAGCATCAGAAAGATTTAGATATAAATATACTAGAGATTTATCTTTTAATGTTGGAGCTGTGCATCGACTGGCAGAACCTTATGGGTACAACCCTTTGTCTGAGTGGATGTTATCAAATGGTAATTTACATTATACATATTTAGCAATACAAGAAGGGTATACTATCGATGTTCATAATAGTGAATATAAAGACCCAGATGGTAATATTGTTGCAACTAGTTCTGAAGTTTGGGAAGCGGTTGTAATACCTGAAGTATTATCTAATTATACTGAAAAGAAAAGAGATGAATTAGAAAAACTAATACAACATTCTTTAGTTTTTGGTTTTGATTATTATAAATATACTAAAAAGAATTGGTTACATGTTTGGGGTAATATTATGCCTTGGCATTATGATGATGGTGATGAATTTTCGTATCACAACTTTATAGAAGATGACCAATGGTATGATTATTCAGGTGGAATAATATATGGCATAAAACAAAATAAAAATTTAGGATACTTCGTAGAGGGAAAATATAATAAATACTGGAATCGTGAATGGTACGATTTCAAAATAGGATTAAATTACACAATATTTTAAAAATAAAATTATGAAAAAAGGACCGTTTAAAATGAAAAGCCCTTTATTAAAAGATGTAAAAATATGGAAGTGGGATGGGAGTCAAGTGATTATTGATGATTCAACTTTATCTAACCCAAGTATGGATGATTTTGGTAATAAAACTATTGAGTATAATTATACTGATAAAGAAGGAAAAAAAGCAACTGAAATTTTATATAAAAATAAACCAAGAAAGGGATCTATTCTTGAGGATACACCTGTAGTTCCCACTAGTAGACCAATAGAAGATAAAACATATTTAGCTTAAACAAATAAAAATGGCAAAAGAATTAAATGAAGACACAGCGTTTAAATTAAGTGTAAAAACGCTAATAGGTATAGGTTTTGCAATGGCAACCTTAATAAGTATGTGGTTTATGCTTCAAGCTGATATTGCTGAGGCAAAAGAATTACCAGTTATTCCACCAGACGAAGTTACACGTATGGAATTTAATATGAAAGATCAAATGATTCGTAATACTATTATGGAAACTCAAGAAGATGTTAAAGAAATAAAATCATCTATAGAAAAAATAGAGGACAAACTATACAATAGATAAATTAAGTTAAATGAAAAATAAAATAACATTTTTGTTTGTAATTATATTTTTGTTATTAGCTACAACAACTTTTGGTCAAATAAAAGTAACTCAATTTAATGCTAGTTGGAACAATGCTAATGATGTTCCTTGGGTTATGGATCTTGAAGATTGTAAAACTATAAGTTATACAGATATAGCTACAAACGCGGAAGCACAAACAAAATATAAAATAGCGGTTGTACCTACTATTATAATATTTAAAGACGGAGAAGAAGTTGCTAGATTTCAAGCTGATCTTAGTTTTAAAATGCTAGCAACAAGAGAAGAAGTGCAAGAAGAAATAAATAATCAACTAATGAGTGATTTTTAATTATGACATATATACAAAGCAAAAATCCATTTTTATTAAAAAAAAGACAAAAAGATGCTATGGAAAGACACTCTAAGCACCATAGTAAAAAACACATGGACTTAATGAGAAAATTAATGGAAGATGGTAAAACTTTTACCGAAGCTCATAAATTAGCCATGGAAAAAGTAGGCAAATAATGTATACTTACAAAATAAAATTAGATAGAGTAGTTGATGGTGATACTATAGATGCTTATATAGATTTAGGTTTTGATGTGTCTATAAAAAAAAGAATTAGATTTGCTGGTATTAATACTCCAGAATCTAGAACAAGAGATTTAGAAGAAAAAGCTAGAGGTTTAGCTGCAAAAGATAGAGTTAAACAATTGTTAGAAGGAGCTAATATGATACAGTTATGCTCTCATGGTGTAGGTAAGTATGGAAGATGTTTAGGTGAGTTACATATTGATATTGTAGATGGACAAGAAAAATTAACTCTAGAAAACTTAAATGAATTATTAATAAAAGAGGGCCATGCCGTAGAATATCATGGAGGTAAAAGATAAAATATGAAAGAAACTATATGTAAA